AGCAACTCCATTAGCAGCAGATGTTGCTGGTTGTATAGTTCGTACAGATCGCGATGCATTCCCCTGGTTCTCCCCCGCAGGAGCAAAACGAGGTCGTATTTTAAACAGTGTAAGATTGAATAGACCACTTAGTTCAAACGATCAAGATTTGTTATATGATGCAAATGTAAATCCAGTAGTCACATTCCCAGGAGAAGGAACTCTATTGTTTGGCGACAAAACAGGAGAAAATGAAACTTCTACCCTATCACGAATCAATGTTTCTAGACTATTCATGTATGTACGAAAAGCACTTGGACCTGTCGCAAGAGCAGTATTGTTCGAACAAAACGATTCAGTAACTCGCCAAAGATTCAGAATTGCTGCAAGCGCATTCTTAGATAAAATTGTTGGTCAGAGAGGTATTTCTGATTATAAGGTAATTTGTGATGAATCCAACAACGGACCAGAAATTGTTGAAGCAAATTATTTCGTAGCAGATGTTTTGATTAAACCAATTACTTCTATTAATTATGTAAGAATCACATTAACGAACAAAGATCTTTCGGATACTCTTTGATACATATTATAGGAGAGAAATAAATGTCAATTCAAAAATTTAGACAAAATTTTTATGGTTTAAGACCAAACCGATTTAGAATAGATGGTTCATTTCCATCAGGAGTTCAAGGACCAACTGAAAATTTTAATATCTATGTTAAAGCAGCAGATCTTCCAGCATCAACAATAGGTTCAATTCCAGTTGCTTGGCAAGGAAGAGTTGTTAAATTTTCAGGAGAAAGAGTGTATAGCGATTGGGTAATTTCTGTATATGATTCCAATGTGTTGGCAGATTCTCTTCGACTTGGTTTTGAAAATTGGGTTGATGCAATGGATGGCAGAGACACTCACAATATTGCTTACAATTTAGTAGCAGATTGGCAAGTATATTATAATGATTTGGGTGGAAATCAATTCAGCGATGATCAAGCAAACTTTGGACCTGGAAGATATACACAAGGTGTAAATTTGAAAAATTGTTTCCCAGTAGAAGTTGGACCAATTCAGTTAAACTATGATTTAACAGATACATTTGCCGAATTTACAGTTCAAATTGCTTATGATTATTGGTATCCACTTGATGGATCATTCTAAAAAGATTGGAAAAGTGAATGGCATTTTGGGATTATTTTGGATTTTCGCTCGGGAAGCAACAAAGGACGACTGATTCTGGATTAAGTGGAGACACACCAGCAACAGCGTCTTTTGTTGCTCCCGAAAATTATGATGGTACACATGTCATTGAAACGGGAGGCTTTATGTCTTCCGTTTATGACTTTGGTGGTTCTTTTATTGATGAAAACTCATTAATAAAACAATACCGATCCATGTCATTGTACCCCGAAGTTGATATGGCAATTGAAGACATTGTTACACAAGCAATAGTTTTTAATAACGCACAGAATGCGGTAAGATTAAATCTTGATAATGTTGAGTTATCAGACAATATCAAAGGAAAAGTTCAACAAGAATTTAATAAGATATTAAACTTGTTAGATTTTAGAAATAAAGGTTATGACATTTTTAGAAGATGGTATGTCGATGGAAGATTGTATTTTCAAAATATAATTGATACCGAACATCCAGAAAAAGGAATAATGGAACTGCGAGCAATCGATCCAGTAAAGATTCGAAAAATAAGAAAAGTAGAAAAGCAAATTAAAAATATAAACGGAAATGCAGTACCTGTCGTCAAGAAGGTAGACGAGCATTATGTTTATACAGATTATGAAAATAATCAAATAACCGCATCTACATCATCTGCTGGAGTTAAAATTTCACCAGATTCGATTACCTATTGCCACTCAGGATATGTCGATCAGACTACAAGAAGAGTTGTTGGACATTTACACAAAGCAATTCGCCCACTAAATATGCTTCGTCAAACAGAAGATGCTATGGTAGTTTATAGAATTGCCAGAGCACCAGAGCGAAGAATATTCTATGTGGATGTTGGCAATTTGCCAAAACAAAAAGCAGAAGAATATATGAAGAGTTTGATGACACGATACAGAAACAAACTCACATATGATTCTTCAACTGGTGAAATTAAAGATCAAAAGAATCACATGTCAATGCTTGAGGATTATTGGTTGCCAAGAAGAGAGGGTGGTAGAGGAACAGAAATTACCACACTTGCTGGTGGTCAAAATCTTGGAGAGATGGAAGATGTTGAATATTTGTTGAGAAAAGTTTATAGAGCATTGAATGTTCCAATAACCAGAATGGAACCACAAAATGGTTTCAACATGGGTAGAGTGAGCGAAATAACTAGAGACGAAGTTAAGTTTTTCAAATTTATTGAAAGACTTCAAAATAAATTTGCAAGTTTGTTTGTAGATATTCTCAAGAAACAATGCATTCTCAGAGGAATCATGACTCTTGAGGATTGGAATAATATTTACCAAGATATAGCAATAAATTATAGCAAAGATTCATACTTTAGTGATCTCAAAGAGAATGAAATTCTCAGAGAGAAAGTTGATATGTTGAATACTCTTGGAAATTATACAGGAATTTTCTTCTCCACCAAGTATATAAGAAAGAATATACTAAAACAAACAGAAGAAGAAATTGCAAAAATGAACGAAGAAATGGCAGTCGAAAGACAACAACAAATCCAACAGCAATTACAAATGCAACAAATGGGATTAGTTGACGACCAACAAGAATAATTTATAAATAAATTTTAGGAGAAAGAAAATGAACACTAATAAAATTATAGCATCAATTATAAAAGAAGATTTGGTTTCAACCAAAAACTTAGTAAATGAAGCATTGCTCTCAAGACTCGGAAACGCACTTGAAGAAAAACTTGCAAACTTTGCACCATCTGTAATTGGAGAAGGTTCAAAACCAGATTTTTTGGATCTTGATAAAGATGGAAACAAAAAAGAACCAATGAAGAAGGCAGCAAAGGAAGCAAAGAATGTTTCTGAAGGTTGGACAGATGATATTCCAGATGGTGAAACATTAGCAAAATATCTTTCAAATTATGCCAATACTGGAAAGATGCCAAAACAACTTTCTAATTATTATGCCGCAAATCCAACACTCGGTGACAGCAGAGCTTCAGTTGGAGTAGATAAGGGTGGTGTTGTTGCTAATACAGGAACTGGAACTGAAAGAACTGGAATGGCAATTAATGCTGGTTATGAACCAGATTTAGCAGCAATTTATGAAAATTTTGAACAAGATGTTATAGATCTAGTTCAAGAAATTCAAGAAGATACTGGTGAAATATTATCAGAAGAAGAAATTGCAGAATTGGCAGAAGAGTATTTGAATCAATTACTTTCAGACGAGGAGTAATTTATGAAACTAATAACAGAAACTGTAGAAGATACAGAAACAATAGTCGAATCCAACGAAGCTGGTGGTAAAAATTATTTTATCAAGGGCATCATGATGGAGGCAAATGCAGTCAACCGCAATGGTAGATTGTATGAAAGTAAAATTCTAATGGCAGAAACCAGAAGATATACTACAGAATATGTTGACAAAAAAAGAGCACTTGGTGAACTAAACCATCCATCTGGACCAACTGTTAATTTAGATAGAGTTTCACACATAATAACAAATCTAACTGAAAGTGGAACTCAAGTAACAGGAAAAGCAAAAATTCTTGATACCCCAATGGGTCGCATAGTTAAAAATCTAATTGATGAAGGTGCAAAATTGGGTGTCTCTTCTCGCGGAATGGGAAGTCTTGAAAAAAGAAATGGTGTAAATTATGTAAAAGAAGATTTTACATTAGCAGCAATTGATATAGTCGCAGATCCTTCCGCACCAAATGCATTTGTAAATGGAATCCTAGAAGGAAGAGAATGGATCTGGAATAATGGTTTTCTTGAAGAAAGGAAAATTGCAGCATACGAAAAAGAATTAAAAAAGACATCTCCTAGAAAATTAGAAGAAAATGCAATTAAGTTATTTTCAGATTTCTTGAGAAGATTATGAAAAATAAAAGAAAAACAAAATCGTGTGGTTGCGACATGAACGAAGATGTCGCAAACGCTATCCTTCAACATATTCCTGAACTTGCAAAAAATATTCACGAAGGAATGTTTAGAGGAATTGGTCAGAGAGCAAAACTTGCCGCTGGTCAAATTGGTCAATTTGCAAAATCGCAATATCAACAAGCACGACAAAATGTATCACTTGAAAAGGAAAGATCTATTTCTGACCTCGAATCGCAGATGATTCATGCACCAATTGCTAGACAATTGGGTGTAAAAACATCAGCAGTAAGAGACATTTTAAACGATCCAAGTCACTCAAGTTACAGTGTAGTTAAATCTGCTGTAGATTCGAATCGACAAACTAATGTTGCTTACAGAAGAACAAGACTCGGAAGACAAAAAAATATAGCAAGAGCAAATGATGCTAACAGAGTTTTAACTTCTAATATTGCAACACCACAACAACAAGCAACAATGAGAAATCAAGCAGCATCATATGCTAGTAGTTTTGGAAGACCCTTCGATGCTGCAAATTTTAATCGTTTAAATCCAGTAAATCCAAATTTATATGGAGCAAGACTTGGTGCTGCTAGATCTAGACTAAAAGATACAAGAAGACAACAAATAGATTCAAGCATTCAGCAAGGAGTAGTTTCTACTGCTCCTGGATTGCGTGGAAAAGTTTCTAGAGTATTGGCACGAAATCCAAGATTATCAAGAGCATTCAAGGCGATAGATACATTTATCTAATTTATAAATATTAAATATTCTAAATAGTTTTTAGAAAAAGTGGAGAACAAATATGATACCAAACAAATCAGATGTATATGACACTTCGGGAAAGGGTACTTTTTCCACAAATGGAAAAATACCCATGTTTAATAAACCAGTAGCAACACCACAAACAGCAGCAATGAATCAAGCATCACTTCGCTCTGCCATTGCAAAGGCAATGGGTGCAAAGAAAATCTCAGAAGATCCAGCATGGGATGCAAATATTCCAGATGCTGCTACTTTGGCACAATATCTTCATCAAGCACAAGGCGGTAACATTCCACCAGAACTTGCAACATTCCTTGCAAGATATGGTGGCGGTGGTGCATGTGGAGCAAATGAATCTTATATGAGAAGAGGTTATAGATTATCAGAAGATCCACAATGGACTTTAGGTATTCCAGATGCAGCTGCATTGGCACAAGCACTATCTCAAGTAACTGGAAGTAATATGCCACCAGAACTAGCAACCTTCTTAGCACAATATCAAGGTGGCGGTGGTGGATGTGCTATGTCAGAAGACTATTTGTCAAGTCTCTTCAATGGAGAAAACTTAAGTGAAGACTTCAAGTTTAAGACTAAGACCATATTCGAAGCAGCAATAAATGAAAGAGTTTCTTTGATTGAAAATAATATTCTTTCAGCATCAAAGGAAATTATAGAAGAACAAGTAATTGCAAATACACAACAAATTGTTGAACAAGTAGATCAAT